TGCCAAGGTCGAAACCGGCAGACGTTGAAAGCGTCAAGGCGTCATCAGCGGCAGCCGTCCATGCTGTGCCGTTGTAGGCGAGCACCTGCCCGCTGGACAAACTTCCCAGAGCCACGTCTGATAGTTCGCTCAGGCTTGGCAGGTTGTGAACGTGATCGGCACGGGCCGCTTCGGAAGAAAGCCCGACGTTTCCTGTGCCGAGGTTGCTCGGCGTTGCGGTCGCCAGAGATAAAGTCGAATCCGTGCCAGCAGTCCATGCTGTGCCATTCCATTCAAGCACCTGCCCGGTCGTGACGTTGCCGAGTGTCACGTCTGACAAGTCGGCGAGGTTGTCAGGAATCACGACCGTGCTGCTTATCGTCGCGGTGTTGTTCACCGTGACGATAGAGATGCCGGTGCCCGCAGCAAGGGCAACGTCGGTGCCTGGCGGGCCGATGCCACCCGTCACATCAAGCGTGACGTTCTGCGAGCTCGTCGACCCCACAGTGAACGTGCCACCTGATGCGGCAGGCGTGACGTTGATGGAAATGCTCACGGTGCCCTCACTGTGAAGGTGCCTGATATGTAGGTGCGGGTGACGGCACCGGGGGCCACGCCTCGCAAATACCAGCGGTAGGCTGTCGCCTCGTCGAGCCCGCCCGTAGTTGTCTCATCAAGTGCAAGGTTCAGCTGCCCATTGGCAGCGTCGACGACGTTGACGGTGAACGTGGCCGCTGTCGCCCCCTCGGTCGAAAGCCCGCCGGGGTAGTTGCTGTTCACCGTACGCGTCGACGCAAAAACTTCAGCAGTCCAGGTGTACGATGCCAGGCTGATGTCGAAATCCAGATCCATGCCGAACTCGTCGCCCTTGAGGACGACAATATCGAGGCTGGCGGGCAGTACGCTGTAGGTGCTCACTTTTTTTCAACTTAGGGTTGAGGGGGCGTGAATGGCGGAGTCGGAAGGCCTAAGAAGCTGACTTTTCTATATGGGACGAATTGTATTGTCCTTGCGCTGCCTCCAGGGTTTGCAGAACCGTCGGCATTTAGCGGGACAGGCTTCGACGGGTAGGTGCTATTGCCTTCAGCATCCTCGATGACAATCTTGACTTTTTTTCCGTTCTTTATTTCATTCATTCCGACGTCCTTAAAATTTTCATTAAAGCCGTCGACGCGGTACACGAAGCTCATCTGAGCCTTAAAGTAATTGAGAACTGAGTTCCCAACCATTTCAGATGCCGCCGAGGCACTGGCACCTGAAAACAAAACATGTTCTGGCTGGAAAATGCCGTAAGGGCCTTCATTCACACCACCTACATTAAAGAGGGGCAGCTGCCACAATTCGGCGATGTTTATTGAGTACTGAAGCTTTATTTCTGGAAGCGCGTATTTGTAACCAGTTATCAAGTCACCAGCGGAATTCGTAAGTCCTGTGATTGGCTTTGAAATCATGCCGCTGGTCACAGTCCACGTCCCAGGACGACGGAGCGGATCGGGGTCGCTTACGCTGCTCATGTGAATACGCTCTCGTATCTGATAGTATATTCAGTTTGCTTCGGGTCGCCCTGGTAACCGCTCCGGGCCGTCACGCTGACGCAGGTCATGGCAGCAAACTCAGGATGAACCTCGCCCAATACTGGAAGCGATTCTTCCACCGTAACATCTGGCGTCTGCACAAACTTGCGCTCTGCCGTAGGCGTGCCGCCTCGGCTTCGCGTGAATGTTCGCGGGTGTATTTCAATCATGCCCATTAGCCGATAGGTGCCACCACGAAGTTTTTGCCGAAGTTCTCGGCGGCTTTCCTTATGTCGTCAAGAATTGGAGTCTGTTTTTCCAGTTCAGGCTTGACTTCCTCAATCTCCGGCCCTGTCCAATCACTCCACCAGTCACCAAACGACTTGCCAATATCGGTGAGCTTTTGAAAATCTTTGTAGGCTTTATCCTGCAAGTCCTCACGTTTCTTCAGCCTTGCTTCAATTCCTGCCTGCCTCTTAGCTTCCCTCTTTGCCGCAGCTTCCTCTCTGTCTTCACGCCTTTTCTCTATTGCTTTCTGCGCCGCCTCGTTTTTCGTGAATGTGTCGCGGTACATTCCCAGCAAATCCTTTTGATTTTTCTGCTGAATTTGACGGTGCACATCAACGATTTTATCGACCTCAAACGGGTTTGCACCGTGGGCCTTCATTCGTTGCGCCCACTCAGCGGCAGCAGATTCCCAGACGCCCATTCGTCTCTGCAACTCGCTTTCCTCAATGGCGTTCAGTCGTTCTTGTGTTGCCTTTAGTTGCTCCATCGACTGCTGGGTAATTCCGGCAGCATTGGCTAGCTTCCCCAAGCCGTTAGAAAGTGCATCGACAGCCGCTTTCGGCCCGCTGTTCAGCACGCCTGAAACTGTAGCTGTAGCTTTACCGAAAAAGCTCATGATGCTTTCGGCTGTTTTGTTTTGCTTTGCTAGAGTCTCGGTAGAGACGGCGGTCTTTTCTGTCTCCTGCGTGAGCTTGTTCAGTGCCGCCCGCTGCTCGTTTTCCGTCTGTTCTCGTTTGGCTCTAAGGTCGGCTAGTGTCTGAACCATTGAAGTCTCGCCGACAAGAGACTTTTTGCGTTCGCTCATGTAAGAAGATTCTGCGTCCCGAGCTTCTTCCATTAGCTTGTTGCGTTGCCTTGCTAAAGCCGATTGGAGCTCTGCATCTTCGGAGAGTCCGCCAGTCATCACGTTCAGCATTTCCATATTGCTGAGTTGACTATTTAATGACCTGGCCTGCTCTTGCAGGCTCTTTGCGATGTCACTATGGAAATTCTGCATTGTCATATCGACACTTGAGCCGTCCCACGTCATATCCGTAAAACGGGCGACCCACTTTCCAAAGTCGTCAAGCCAATGCCCAAGGTCAATCACAAACGTTGCGAAAAAGTCTTTTGCGTCGTCATACACTCCGGCCAGCATCTCGGCACCGTCGAACATGGCATCAGTCAAATAGTTTGCCAAAGCCTGACCGCCCTGGTTGCCGTTGTACTCAAACGCTTTGACTAGAGCCAAAGCGTCCTCGGCCATCTGTGTTATCAGCGGTGCCAGGTTGCCAAGAACCTGCGTGCCGATTTTCTTAATTGTTTCGTAGACAGTTTGCCAGCGAGTATTCATCGTCTCGATGTTTTTGATCTGCGTGCCGCTTAGGACAGCACCCAAGTCGAGCAGCTCGTCGGCAGTTGCCTTCACGTTTTTTTCCATGTCGGCAAACATGGGAACCATCGCGAGGCCTTGGTCAGAAAATATCTTGAACGCCGCTGCGGCCTGCGCACCCTTTTGCGGAAGTTCGCCAATCGCTGCGCCGATTTTCAAGAACGCCTGCTCTGGCTTCATGTTTGCGAGGTCGTCGACATTGAGCCCGAGCTGCTTAAGTGCAGGCAGTGCCTCACCGAAACCCATCTTAGCTTCTGCGACACGCTTGGTCATTCGCTTGAGAGCCTCGCCGAGCTTGTCGCCAGAGATGCCGTTGTCTTCCGCCAACTTCTGGAATACCTGCAAAGGCTCAGCAGCCACGCCCGTCGATGCAGACAGCTTGCCAATGGCATCAGCCGCAGCAGCAGCCTCTTTGGCAAGCGAGGTCACTGAACTCACTCCGGTTTTCATGATGCTGAAAACCTTTGTCAGTCCGCCAACCAAAATCTTTCCCACCTCAATGCTAGCCAAGATCTTCATGCCGCTAGCCGTCTGCTTGCTGCTCCGCTCGATGCCGTTCAGACGCTTTTCCACGTCCTTCATCCCCGCCTCAAACTTGTCGACGGCGGCAGTCAGTCTGAAGTTGAGTCCGACGCTGGTTGCCATTACTTACCCCCCGTCAGCATCTTGAGCTTGCCGAGCTCGGCGGCCATTTCCTCGGGCGTCTGCGGCAGCCTGGCCTTCGGCACAAAGTCGTCAGGGGCCGGTGCCTTTCCACGCTTGCAGTGCGGGGCCAACGCTGCCGAAGCAACGATGCCCGCCTGTCGCCACGAGTTGTCCAGCGGTTGGTGATACAAGTCGAACGCCATCCATTCTGCGAGCTCGCGGCTGGTCATCGTCGCCTCGATCTCTGCCACTGTTTTGCCTAGGTGCCCGGCGAGGCGGAACAAAAACATCCGCACAGGCCGGGCCTTTAGTTTTTTGCCAACTCCTCAACGTCTTTATCTGTCAGGCTGTTGTGATCTTGCGCCTTCTCAAACAGCCGCTCCATTGGCTTGCTGCTCAGTCCAGCCAGCTCGGCAAACTCCTCTGGCTTGCAAAGCGTCTCGCCGTTCTCGTCGCAAAGCGTCCGCACGAGAAACTTGCTGCGGGGGTTGTCCATCAGCCCATCGCCCTTGCGGGCCGCGAAGGCTTCAGCCTCAAAGCTGTCACGCTCGCCAACGGTCAGCTGCTTGATGTAAACAGTCAGCCCCCACTCCGGCACTTCTACAGGCAGAAGGTTCTTCTTGTCAGCGGCTTTGATCTTGTTGAGCAACTCGGACATCTACTAGCTCCCTATGTCAATGAGGCGGACGGTGGTCGTGTAAGTCACGACCCCTCTAGTGTTAGCCGAAGTGTCAACCGACTGCACATAAGCTCGCGGAAAAGTGAAGTTTATGTTCTGTCCCGACACACTGACCGCACCACGCACGCCGATAGTTGCCTGCGGGTCGTCATAACTCGTCAGGGTCAACGTGCCAGCGTTGGGGTTGTAGGTGCTATTGACCCCAATCGAGAGCCCGCCCTTGCTGGCCCGTATCGACGAGACCTCAGACAGGCTGCCGCTTGGCAGCGTTACCGTTACACCGTAAGCAACTCCAGCCATGCGGCACCCCGCTAGCTGATAGCCTGGAAGGTCGCGTCTGCCGTGATGAGTTCGCCAGCCGAGCCGGTAATCGAGCTGCTCGTGCAGATTGCATTCGCCAGCG